AGGGATAAAAGCCATCCCAGGACCACGCCCTTGTACAGAATCCAGCATGATCTGGTACTTAAGGTTACTAGTGAAGATGTGTTTCTGCTGAGGTGATAGAGTCTGGTAATCTGCACGATCTTTTTGAAGGGATACTTCCTCAGGACGCCAGAAATAACCCAACTGCTGCTGGGTCAATCTGTCGAATACAGGATACTTATAAGAGTCATACCTCTGGACTCCCAGAGGTTGACCAAAAAACATAGGTTGTTTCTTTGTGTCTACTTTGTTGCTATTAAATACGGTCATTCCTTTTACGTCAGATCTTACAGGACTCACAATCTTCCTCCTCGGTTTGTAGTATCTCTTGAATCAATGCATCTACATTTTCTTTCACTGGTTCTTCATCACCATCTTTTTTAATATCATATGTATTTTGATAGTAAGATGTCTTCCAACCATACTTGTAAGTGGTAAGAAGATCTTTTGCCATAACAGAAACAGGCACTTCATTGTCAGGATACATTTCTGGATTATAACTCCAGTTGCCACTAATTGCCTGATCAAAGAACTTCTGAATCACAGCAGTAACTTTGATGTACCCATCATTGTTAGGCATATCCCATAGTAGGGTGTATGCATTCTTAAGAGTCGTGTAAGAAGGGACAATCTGCTTGAGCGGTCCTTTCTTGCTCTTTTTAATGGACAGGTATGCTCTAGGTGGTTCGATTCCATTGGTTGCGTTTGACACAACGGAACTGCTCTCTGAAGGCATTTGTGCGGACAATGTTGAGTTCCGAAGCCCGTATTGTTTGATGCGCTCTCTAAGAAACTCCCAATCACACTGAAGCTCATTCGGTACAATCTCATCTACTTCCTTCTTGTATGTATCAATCGGAAGGATTCCATCTGCGTACTTAGTTTTACCAAAGTAACCGCAAGGACCCTTCTCCATTGCCAAACGATTAGATGCCGTCAGAAGGGCATACTGGAACCTCTCAGTGAGTTTATGAACCAGATCATGTGCCTTGCTACTATCATAGTTTGCACCATTCTTGGCAAGGTAATGTGCCAGACCAATGTAACCAACTCCCAAAGAACGTCGGTTGATAGTGCTCTGTTGAGCAGCAGATACAGGATACTCCTGATAGTCGATAAGGGCATCTAGACCACGCACTGCAAGGTCACACAACTCATCCAACTCATCAATATTCTTGATCTTACCAACGTTGATAGCAGACAGAATGCACAGAGCAATCTCACCAGACTTATCAATGTGCTGAATAGGATCTGTTGGGAGAGTAATCTCCTGACACAGGTTACTCATGTTCACTTTGTCTTTGAACGATGAGTGAGAATTGCAATGGTCGATGTTCATGATGTACAGACGACCAGTCTCTGCTCTCTCCTTCAGGATGTCCAGGAAAAGTTCTTGAGCGCGAACAGTTTTTCTTGGAGTGACTCCATCAGATTCATACTGCTGATAGAGATCATCAAACTCAGGAGTACCAAAAGCGTCATACAGACCTGGTACATCGTGAGGACTGAAGAGGGAGATGATTCCGTTTGAGATGAAACGCTCATAGAAGAGTTTACTAATTTGAATGCTGTAGTCAAGTTTACGAACTCGGTTGTCTTCAGTGCCCTTGTTATTCTTCAGGACAATGATGTCTTCGATTTCTTGGTGCCAGATTGGGAAGTGGACTGTTGCGCTTCCACCTCGGATGCCATTTTGAGTGCAGCATCTGACAGTTGCTTCAAACTTTTTGAGAAATGGTACAACACCTGTATGCTGAACCTCGCCGTCTCTGATTTTGCTGTTGATACCCCTGATGCGACCTGCGTTGATGCCGATTCCAGCGCGTTGTGCAACGTAGTAACCAATAGCCATGTCGCTACTAAAGATACTATCGAGGGTGTCATCAACATCAACAAGCACACAGCTCGCAAATTGTCGAAGTGGAGTTCTAACCCCTGCCATGACAGGTGTGGGAATGTTGATTCGGTGCTTGCTGATTGCGTCGTAGTATTTTTTGACATACTCTAACCGATAGAATTTATCATCATCTTGGAACAGAGTTGCAGCAATCATCATATACATGAACTGGGGTGTCTCATACACCTCCCCAGAACTGCGGTCCTGCACGAGATATTTATCTACGACCTGGCGAATGCCAGCATATGTAAAGAGATAGTCACGATCATGGTCCATGAAACTAGAAAGTTTCTCCCACTCCTCGTCAGTATACTTTGTAAGGATGGTGGAATCATAGACACCACGCTCAATGCACTTCTCAACGTGCTCCTTCAGGGGAGGATGTCCATCGGGATGACCATTGTAAACTGCCTTCCTGAGACCAAACAAAAGCAACCGAGCAGCAACAAATTGATAGTTAGGTGCTTCCAAGGAAATGAGATCGTTAGCAGAACGAACAAGAATCTCCTGAATATCAGAAGTCTTGATGCCATCAAAGAACTGCAGGTTTGCATTCATCTCCACTTGAGATTCGGATACACCTGCAAGACCATTACAAGCGTGCTCAACCATCACATGAATCTTATCGAGGTTCAGAGGTTCACTCTGCCCATCTCGTTTGATTACTTGGATTTCTTTCATACCTTTTTCCATTCGCTTAGTTTAATCTGTGCTTGAAGACCGCTGTAGGTGTTGAATTCTACCAGAGATTGCACGTCATGTCCAGCGATAAACATGTCGTTGAGATCTTTCTCTTCTAAATTTTCTGGCCAGATCACAATTTCATATCCTTTTTCGATTGCCTTTTCCATTCTCTTCACGATGTCCCTATTGCGTTTTTCATTGTCATACACAAAGACGACTTCTTTGCCGTCCAATGCATTCCAATCAACATCTGCCCCTGCCATGGCAATTGCATTGTCTATGTAAAAACTATCAATAGGTCCCTCGGTAATGTATATGGTCTTGTTGAAATCTACTCTGTCAAGACCAAAAATTTTAGTTTTGGATTCGTCCAGCATGATAGTGATGTATCGCAACTTATCATCTGAACTTAGGGACCTCCCTTGGAATCCGAACCACTCGCCGTTGGTGTCAATGAAAGGGATAATAATTCTTGGTTGATCCTTTTTGACATCTTTGAACGTTGGTTTTTGAGTGTTGACCCATGTACAGAACTTATCTGTATAGTAAAGATTCTCAAAATGTTTCTTGGGAATCTGACGACCGAGGAGATACCCGATCGCTGGGTGTTCATTATTTAGCTCTGAACAATTTTGAAGTTCCTCAGTTTTTTTCTGTTTGAAAACAGGTTTATCAAACTCAAACTTTGGATCTGCAACGTTCCTACCCTTGCCAGTCAGTCCAGATTTGTACCTCTCCATGACGTATTCGTCATAGAGTTCTGGTGCCTGATCTTTCAGAAAATTACCAAACGATCTACCTACTCCACAATTGTGACACTTGTATACAAGTCCACTTTTCTTGGTGAAGAAATATCCTCTGGTTTTGTTCTGGTGCTTTTGTGAGTCGCCACAATAAGGACACCTGAAGGTGTATACCCCAGATCTCAGTTGCTTAAACTTCTCTAGTCTTGCAGAGACCAGATTCGCATAATGAAAATCAATCACCCAATAGTTCTGACAACCTCAGTATGCATCATACTCGTTTGAACTGCTGGTGTCAAGACTTTGACGATAGGTGGAACCACTTGTAACACTGCCACAAGGGTAGCGAGAACAGCACCAGCACCAACTACAAACTTTTGGTTGGAATCTACTTTCTTTTGTATTCTATCAATTCTTTCATGAAGGATTCTATGATTCTTCTCTTCTTGATCCTTCATTTCTTCCATCATTTTAATGATCAATTGATCAGATTTTTCACTATCGTCTAAGCGATTTTCATGACGCTCTAAAACAATAGCGATCTTATTACTATTATCAGAAATGGTAGTTACTGCACGTTCTAACTTGTCCAACATCTCTTTGGAAAGATCCTCGTAGATGCCAAGTTTCGATTCTAAAACTGCTAACTTACCAAGTCCGAATGCCATTAGTCCTTAACGTTTCTCATGTGCTTCATTCTCTTATCCATGAAAAACTTTGCTGCGTTAGCAGGCATGATACGTTCAATAGAAATGTCACCCCTGTATCTAGGGTTAATAAGAAGACGAAGTTTCTGCGTCAGTTCTGCGGGAGAATTAGCGTAGATAATTGTTTCTCCAACTTCGGGAATATTTACCTTATATTGGAAAAGACGAGAAGGCATCGTAGGATTTTCTTTTGATTCACCCAGTTTGTTACCAGGTGCTACAAGTTTTTTATCCTCTTTAGTCTTCTTCAGTTTCTTACGAAACTTCAGCACAGGATCATAACCCGCATTGGGTCCTGTAGCAGCGGCGTTGCTACTAAATCCCCCAGTACCAGCAGTCATGACTGTCATAGTTTCTCCAACTCTTCCTGAACGTCTTCATCTACCTCTAACTGAGGCATCATATCTAAAGGATATTTATTTAGATATAGAAGTATGGTTTTTAAAATACTCCAATACTCTCTCTCCAACTTAAAAAAGAGAAGAGGAGTTGCTGCTTCACCAAAAACATTATAAAGAATGATGAGATGATTTATAATCAAATGGGTTCTTAATTGTTGCCCACGAACGTAACGCTTCAAGAGTCTTTTCAGATACTTGAAGCGTTTAACATCCTCATCAAAATCCTCTCGCGTTACACAATGAGGATTTTCATAATGCTTAATGGCGAACAGAATGTAATTAGATTCATTCAGTTCGTCAAATTTCATATGCTATTAGGTGCCGAATGTCAGGGTTGCTGCGCCGTCAGAGATGACTTCTTCAGTACCACCTGCGGATGTAATCTTGACGCGATACTTATAACCGTCAAGAGTGTCTGCTGCAAGACCACTGTATGCAAGAGTTGCAGTTGTGAAGTCTGCATAGGTGATGCCGCTATCAAGCGAAGCACTGATGTTAGTCCAGCGAGTGCCACTTGCGGTCTTACGCTGCCAAACATAGGACAGAGCACCAGGAGTGCCTGTGGTGGAAGTGGTAAGAGTGAAGGTGCCAGCGCCAGAAGACGATGTGCTGCTTGCGGGTTGGACATCGATGCTTACTGCCGATGCAACGTCTGCTGCGATGGTGTCATCAGACTGAGTTTCAGTTCCATCAGGATTGGTGATGAATGCTAACATCTCTGCCT